CAGAATGTAAGTTATGGGACGGTCCTGAATTTATTAGTTATAGGAATTTTCATTTCCCTAATTACAGAATGGATTTCTTATTTGTACAGCAATGTGACTGTTGGGAAACAACTGAAGACTGGATGGAAATAGTAGAATCATGAATGTAACATTGTTTACTCCTCATATTGGCCAAAAACAAATTATAAATGGTTTTGCTGACTCTAAACATAAGTTTGGAATAGTAGCAACAGGTAGACAGTTTGGTAAATCATTGTTAGCTCAAAATCTAATGTTGTATTGGTTATTGAGTAATGAAAATCAAAAGGGTAGTTGGATAACACCTGTATATAATCAAGCAAAGAAAATATTTCAAGAATTAACTAGTGCGGCATATGACATTATTAGTAAACAAAATAAAGCAGACCTTACAATTGAATTTATTAACGGTTCAACATTACAATTTCTATCTACAGACAATTACAACACAATTAGAGGTTTTAGCTTTAACTACATGGTTATTGATGAGGCCGCATTTATAAAAGAAGAAGCAATTAACGAGGCTGTATTACCAACATTATCTGCTTTAGGTAAAAAATGTCTAATGATATCTACACCTAAATCAAAGAACTGGTTTTATAACTTCTGGATAAAAGGACAAAACGAAAATAATGATTACATCTCATTTAAAGGAGTATCAATTGATAACCCTTATGTGGACCAATCATTTATTTCAGAACAACAAAAATCACTACCACCTGAAATTTACAAACAAGAGTATTTAGCCGACTTTACTGATTCAGGTAATGATGTATTTACAGGGGTAGAACAAGTATGCATATTAAATGGCTTTATTGACTATAAACAAGGAACACGATATTTTGCTGGAGTTGATCTCGGACTTACAAACGACTTCAGTGTACTTACCATTATTTCTGAAGATGGAACAGTTCATCATATGGAACGCATTAATGGGACAAGTTATGCCGAAATTGGAAAGACGTTTACAAGTATTATCAAGCGCTATAGAATTACAGGAGGCTTTGTTGAAGTCAACGGCCCCGGGCGCCCAGTATTTGAAGTGCTCAATTCGCAAGAGCGCAAACTAAAAGAATGGACTACTAACAACTCAAATAAAGCAGAGGGTATAAGAGGCCTTATATACGACATTCAAGAACAAGTTTTAGCGCTACCGTCGAAGGAAGCATTTCCTACGTTATACAACGAGTTAAATGCGTTTACTTACAAGATTAGTCCTACAGGGACATTAACATTTAGTTCACCTGCTGGCTATCATGATGACTGTATAATGAGTTTAATGTTAGCAAATGAGGCTAGAAAAAAAGAATTTACAAGAAGCAAACTCTACGTAGGTGGTAGAGTACAAACCAAACCACAATTTAATTTTTAATATATGGGATTCGTATTTGATAAACAAGAACCAGAACCAACAACAATAACTATTTCAATTGAGGAATATAATGAACTAAAACAAGCAATGAAATTCATTGAAGACAATGGTCACACAATGAGTTTTTTAATGTACCAAGATGTAGTAGATACTTTTCTTCCTTCTTCTGAAGATAACTTGGACACTGAAGACCAAGATAATATATTTATAGATGCGCAGTAGGGTTTTTTAGTCTAGTATTTAGCCATATGTGTTTATTTTCCCTGCTTGTGACATTTTTTAAGGCTTCGGGGTCGAAATCATAATCTAACTTTATTTTTATATTCTATACATCTTTAGTAGGCCCCGAAACGCCTTTTATCAGCAGTCCCTTACAGATTAATATTTATAATAAACAATGAAATTACAGATTACCATTCCAGACTACTTGATGGTTAAACATTATAAAATGTTAACTCATCTTTCTTCATTAGATGAAGTAGAACAAATGGTAGCCGTTATAACTGCACTAACAGGATATGAGTCACGAGAGGTGATGAAATGGAATATACCTGCGGTAGTACAAGTTTATAATGAGCTTAATACGGTTCTAAAAAACATACAGCCTGAGTTTTATCCTATTATAGAATGGAAAGATAAACAATATGGTTTTTCAAATATGTCTAAAATGTCTATAGGTGAATATATTGACCTAGACACATTATGTAAAGACACTGAAAATAATCTTAATCAGATATTAGCAATGTTATACAGACCAATAACTAAAAACAATGTTGCTGGTAAGTATATGATTAAATCAACTTTAAAAGCAATGAAATATGAAGTTGAAAATATATTTGATTATTATGAGATAGAGGAATATGATCCATTTGCAAGGAAACGTGCTGCAAAGGAATTTGATGAATTCCCAGCTGAGATAGCATTAGGTGCTCTTGGTTTTTTTTTAGGTACCGCGGCAATGTCCTCAAAAGATTTAGCAACCTATTTACAGGAGCCAATGATGGAAGTGATACAAACAAAAATGAAACTGATGATGAACGAGAGGAAACGACTATCGCAGAGCATTATGGCTGGTTACTTACACTCAAAGACCTTAGCGAGTCCTCCATCTTATCCATCACAGGAGATAAAGCAGTCACAGACGTAAATACTATATTTGCTTTTAACTATTTATCTCTACAACAAGAAATAATTTTAGAAAAACGTAAACAAGAAAAACAAAATGCAAGATTTAGAAAATAATAAAGAACAAGAGCAAACAATTCCGAAGCGCAAGGCGTTTGATAAAGTTGCTCCTAAATTAACTAAAATGGAAGAAAATGTTATTGCCAGAGCTAACTCAGGTATGGACGTTAATAGAATAGCTGCATTGTTTGGAATTCATAAACACGTAGTAGAAGAAATCTTAGCTAAAGCATAATGAATACTTTTAAGCAAATAGTAGAGAGATTTGAAACGGCTTGTAATGCTACTCCTGCAATACATGAATTTGCTTATGGTACCATTGACAAGTTAGATTCAACATCTCAAAACATTCAATACTCTTATGTTTTCTTAAGACCATTACAATCACCAGGTATTGTTCTAAATGAAAACGGATTGTCAGGAACAAGAACATTAACATTTGAATTATATTCACTTGATATTCCTCAATTAACAGAATCAGATTATTTACAAGTAATGTCTCAATGTGAGCAGAACTTATATGCCGTCTTATCTTACTTTAATTTAGGTCCTTACGAACAGGATTCATTTATTGTTTTAAACAATATAACACCAGTTAATGAGGCATTTAACGATAGAGTTTATGGCTGGGTAGCTACTATTGATTATACAGAAACAGGAGTATTAGATTATTGTTCATTCCCAACTACCTAATTATGGCACAACCATTAGAAAAAGCATTACGTAGAGCAGGTGAGTTAATAGTAGCTCAAATGAGAGATACACTCAAAAAGAATAAATCTAATGCTACAGGTACCTTATCAGAATCAATTTCATACACAGTTAAGGATACTGAATATGGTTTGAAGTTATTAATTGGTATGGAACAATATGGTGGCGCTGTTGACGGTGGTAGATCAAGAAGTAGATCAGGAGGTCCTAAACAGTCTTGGCGTCAAAGAATTATTCAATGGATGCGCGCTAAAAATATTACTCCTAGAGGAGGAGTATCATTAGAAACAGCTGCATTCTTAATCACTAGAAAAATAAACGAAAGAGGATATAAACCAAAACCATTCATAGATGTATCAATTGAAAAAGTATTAAAAGATGTATATACTGATATAGAAGATGATATGGTTGTAATAATTGAAGAAGCATTAAAAGCAAAGTAAAATGGCAATATCGATACAACAATACCCTACATCACCTAACATAGCTAATAATAATTTAGTATATGCTATTAGTAGTTCTGAGGTAAATAGACCTCAGTTCCAGTATGTGTGTGATGTTAGAGATGCTAATGATACATTAATACAAAGAGTAAAACAACAACCTAATCCATCAAGTTATGGTGTATTTGATTTAGGTCAAATTTGTACATTTAATTTAGGACCAACAGATAACATTTGGACAGTATCTGGTTTTGCTCCTAACACATCTAGTGCAGCTGATTTTAAAATACTATTTGGAGAAGAATATTCATACTCAGTATCAAGTTCAGCATCACTTTATAATGGAGTAACTTCAACTCCAAACTTACCTCCAGCAGTAAAATCTACAGATTATTTATTTAATTTGTATGGTGTATTAGACCCTAATGATAAAGTAAATTGGAATTGGAATAGTGGTTCTAAATATGAAAATGAACTTATAAATGATAACACATTTACCAGACAATATGGTTTAACTGATTTCCCAGCTACACAATCTGTTAGAACTGGAGATTACCATACTATATCGTTTTTAAACGGCACACTCTATGGAAACACACCAGCCAACGCAAATAACGCTCAAGACATTTATAGCGCTTATATAACGCAGTATAACAGTGCTGATTCGCAGTTGACCCAATCAATTATTTACAACTTAAATCCAAGAACATCAAGTGGCCAAATTTGGTCAGATGTTTATTTGTCTCAAAGTGCAGCAACACGTTTAGTTCATTTAGGTACAGGACCTGAAAACATTGATTTAACATCTAGTGTTTCATATTATACAATTGATGTTTATGAACAAGCAACTGATGGTTCAGTAAATGAAAATGGTAAGTATGGTTCTTATAAATTTAATATTGTAGATGAAAACTGTGATTATCCAGGTGTTAGATTTGCTTGGAGAAACAAATATGGTGTTTGGGATTATTATAATTTCACATTAGCAGAATCTACAACATCTCAAATTGATCGTTCTACATACGAACAAATATTTGTACCATTTAGTACTACTACAGCAACTGCACCTTATAATAAATCAAGAAGAGGTAGAACTAATTTCTTAAATAAAATAAGCAGAGCTAGAACAGCAGAATCAGATTGGGTTAATCAAACATATGCTGATTTGTTAATTGAAATGTTCTATTCTGCAGACGTGTACATACAAAGTGGTACTGTATTTTTACCTATAACAATTACTAATACTAGTGTAGTAGAAAAAACAAATCCACGTACACAAAAATTATATAAGTTAACAGCTGAATATAGATACGCAAACGATACACAACATAGATTGTAATGGCAGTAATATTAAGAGCAACAAATTTAGACGGAACAGTTCAAGACTTAGATCTATTTGAACCAGACCCAATTAGGCTGGATATGTCAGCTATTGAGTCAGGTGATATAGGCTCTGTATTTGGAGTATCATCTCAAACATTCCAATTACCAGCAACAGAAATAAATCAGAATTTCTTTGGTTTCCTTGATAATTTAGGAGCTACACCATCTGTTGGTTTAACTAAAACTTTAGATTGCCAAGTATTATTTGATGGTCAAGAAAT